GGTGTAATTACACTTATATTCCTTATAGTTATAGCTGGATTAATAAAATATTTCTTCAAGTCTAGAAGTAGTAATAATCTACTTACGCTTGTAACAAAAGCTGTTAGCATGGCCGACCCAGATACCCAAAGAAAAATCAAAGACCTAATAGAATACGAGACTAGCAATGGTGGACCCTTCAATGTCAGGCACAAGTATTTATTATCGGACTTTGTTAAAAAAATAGGTCTTTTTGCGGATAAAAAATAAATGATTTTTTGGTATAATATGGCAGAGTTTGTGAACAAAAAACCGAAATGCAAATATTGTAAAGACACCGGGATGGTTGAATTAGCAACAAGTAGTAAGCCGTGTATTGATTGCGACATAAACAATAAAAATTACACGAAAGAAACATTCAGCGATAATGAAATTATTATTCTTGAATCCGGTGATATAAATGGAGAATGTATATAATGTTGGGATTGAAAAATAGAGGAACTAAATGTGTGACTTGTTGCCAATGCGGTAACGGGTTGGTAGACTTTCAGATAACTAAGACTAACGAAGATTTGATAGATCAAAATATTAAACCGTCTAAGATCAGTATAGATGTTATTTGTACGAAGTGTAATACAACAGAACAATTAACTGTAGAAGGTCAATTTTATGTTGGCGCTGGTCAAGAAAACGTTTTTCTAGAATATGAAAACGAAAGAGAGAATTCTTTAACTATTTTAGTAAAGTTTAAAAAATATGGCTAAGAAAACAGATTTAAATATTGATGTTAATGGCACTCCGTATAAAGGAAACAAAAAGGCCGCTGCCGGTCAGAGATGGGTAGCGCAAAAAATAGGTAATTCGTATTGGGTCACGGTTTCAACAGAAGGGTTTTTGTTTAATCCGTTAAATCTAAGTGAAAGTCTATCTAAGCTAGATAAGGAAAGAGGAAAGCCGTTTTTTTCATTACAACAATGTGGTCCAATTTGTTTTGAGGCTTATGTAAATTTTCTTAGAGGTAAAAATAAAACCAACTTAGTTATAGCCCAAAGATATTTTCAAAACGGGGGTTAATATGATCAATTCAGATTTGATATCATTCGAAATACCAAATAGTTCAGAAATTTATTTTTCTGCTGAACTATCTAATGGACAAATTGTGCATCAAGACACAAGAGAAAAAGGGGAACACGCTTGGGTTAGACTATCTAGATTCATGAAAGATAATCCTGATCTAAGTATAAAATGCTTAACAGTAACAAAACCAAATGGTAAAAAACATGAATGTCCAAAAGATCAAAAGGGATATTGTTTTGGATATAAGAAAATAAAAACATTTCTTGGTCCACAAAGAGAAATAGATTTAATAGGATTTGGTTATTTTGATGGCGAAGTTTGTTACTTTAAATGGTTAAATCAAAATGCCAAAGTAGCTGTAGAGGAAAAAAGAACCAAAAAAACCGCAGGATTCTTTTTAATAGAAAACATATAAATTTATGGAAAAGACTTTCGATTCCCCGACCACTCCGGGTTTGAAGATTTCTATTAGAGACTATGTAATAGAAACGGTGTGTTTGAACGTAAACAAGAAGTTAGGTCCGCGTTTTTGGAGAGATAATACGTATTGGTCTAACAAATATAAAAGAGAGATTAAGGGGTTTTCTAACTTAGTTAAGGCTTTTGATTCTCCAATAGATAAAGATATGAAAGTTAATCTACTAGAACAGCCATTAGCTAAAAAAATACTAATACAAATAATTAAAAAAATGAATATAAAATCTCTTTCTGCAAAAAAAACTATTGATAGAATAGTTTTAAACACAAAGAAATCTTATATATCTGAAATATCAGAAAGATCATCTAGTACAAAACAAGTCGAAGAAATTGGAATAGACATGAGTAAAAACTCAAAATTTGTTGACGGTAAAAAGAAAAACAAGTTATCATCCATAAGGGATATAGAGAATGGCTAAGAAAAAAGGTGTAGAATCAGAAAGTTTTTCCGAATTTTTAGATAGAGAATACGGAAAAGGTATTATAAGTACAGCAAATGATATTGTAGAAAGAAAGAGAGAAATTCTTCCTACAACTCTATCTTTAGATATTGCGTTATCTGGCGGAATACCTAGTGGTGTAACAGCTTTAATTTCTGGTAAACCAAAAGTTGGAAAAACATCAATATGTTTGCAGATTTTAAAGAATGCAATAGACTTAGGTAGACCAGCTTTTTATTTTGATATTGAAAGACGATGCTCAAAAAGCTTGTTACAGACTATAAACGGATTAGATATTTCGAAACTTAATATAATAAAATCAACAGAAGAAAGAGCCTTGTTTGCTGAAGATTATCTTAATATTCTAGAAAGAACAGTAAAAGATAATAAAGAGGCTGTTATAGTTGTGGACTCGCTTGCTATGTTAAGCACTATGGCTGAACAAGCAGAAGCTATAGGAAGTAGTAAGGATATGAGTGGTCCACCAAAACTTCTCTCGTCATTCTTTAGAAGAATGCAACAAATCGTAGATAATAACAATGTAATTCTTATATTTATATCTCAACTTATTACCAATCGTGATCCGGGTGGAAAAAAGTATATCGAAAAAGGTGGTGTTGGTATTCAATACGCTACTAGCGTTTGGTTAAATTGTACTTGGGCAAAGCTTTGGGATAAAGATACCGGAACTAATGCACCATTGGGACATGACGTACAAATAGCTATCCAGTGTTCGGCACTTGGACCGCCTCATTTGCCCTGTAGCGTTCCTATAAAATTTGGACACGGAATTGATATAGTAAAGGATATAGTCATAAACGCAGAGAATATAGGTCTTATTGAAAAAGCTGGTAGCTGGTATAATATTCCTATGTTTAAGACAAAAGAAGGCGAGCCTGTTAAATTACAAGGAATAGGTCAAGTTTGTGAATATCTAAAAGAAAATGATAAAAATCTAAAACTTCTAGAAAAAGAAGTTAGGAATATTCTTATTCCAGAAAACAAATAACAGATGAAAATAAGATTACTAAATGGTGATTTTGAAGACGTAATTATAAAAAATTATCTTATAGATAGAAATGGATTTTCTAAATCCAAATTCCAAACACAAATAAAAGAGGAATTGATTAAAGAATATCCCACAGATATAATTTGCGAAGAAGTTTATATAAAGGGAGAAAAGTTTTACTTAGACTTCTTTCTTCCTGCATTAAAAATAGTTATAGAAGTAAACGGCAGACAGCACAGCGAACATGTTAAATTTTTTCATAGAACAAAACAGGAATTTGAAAAACAACAGCTAACCGACAGACGTAAAAAGGAATGGTGCGACATTAACGGTTTCAAGATGGTAGAGATAGGGTATGAGTAATTTTGACGCTGAATATAAAAGTTATGAACAACAACTTTCTGATTGGGAGAAATCTATAGGCTTGATTGTAAAAGAAGTCAATAGAGAAAGGGTGGAAGAAATACTTTCATTAGAAATAAAAGATATTAAATTAAAAGAAACTATGGAATTGGTCGAAGATTCTTTTGTTATTTCTCAATATCTAATGTTTCTTCAAAAGAAGTCTAATGAGTGCGATTCCTTCTTAAGATGGATAAAATATTCTAGTTCAAAATTCTTTGGTACGGATAAGTCAAAATCAATAGTTTTATCTCAAAAGGTTGAGCTAAGACAATCCAAAATAGCATACATGACAAGACGCATAGAATTTTACTGTCAAGCAATAATGAATATTATAAGACAACGTAATTTGGAGAAATCATAATGGCTAGTCCTATTCAAAAAATAAGGGACGGATTGACGAATGGTGATTTAGAGCAAATTGCAGAAGGTTATAAGCTTTTAACTGGTGAAGATGTGCCTGTAGGAATTGGTCAAGTATTAACTAGGGAATCTGTTATAGAATGTATAAATTCTTTATACGATATGAAAGAAAATTATAATGGTACGCCACAAAAGATTGTTAAAGAACCGAAAAAGAGCAAAAAGGAAGTCGTGCCACAAAGAAGTGTTTATGGAAATGAATCAATACCAGTAACAGAAGAAGCTAAAGCCAGTGAAATAGAAAAGAATAAAAAGAATACGATAAGCAAACCCAAAAGAAAACCAAAGCAAGTTTTTACGACAAAATGTTCTATTTGTAGTAATGATTTTGAATCAAATATTGAACCAACTAGTAGTATGGGTCAGAGATGCAAAGTTTGTTTGACAAAGGCAATAAATGGCAAAGAATAATTTATTAAACGATCCCGGATTCGAAAGATCAGTTTTGTCCGGAATATTAAATCATGGGGCTGGCTTATTTCTTGATATAGAGTATGTATTAAGTACAAAAGATTTTCATTATTCTGTGAATCAAAAAATATTTGCTATAATAAAACATCTTGTTCACGATGAAAATATAGAAAAATTTGATATACCCACAATAATAGCTGGTGCTAAATTTATAAATTACGATAAATTAAAAGATGGTGAAAAAGAATACGCTTATCTTGAAGCGCTGTTTGATGCATCACCGACTAAGGAGAACACAAAATCAATAGCTGCATGTGTATACAAGTTATCACTAGCTAGGCAAGCTGTTAAGTGTGCAGAAACTATTGTTGAAGATATAAATACGGTAAATGGTAGTGAAAAAATAGACGATATAATTAAAAGAATAGAAGAACCTATATTTCAATTTACTGGTAATTTAAATAAATCTAATAATGAAATGACTCAAATATGCGCTGGAATAGACGAAACTCTTAAGGCAGTTTCTGAAACTCCACAAGATATTGTTGGTCTTCCAACGGGATTTACAAATTGGGATCATTGCATAGGTGGTGGATTAAGACGCGGAACTATCCATGTAATAGGTGCAAGGCCGAAAGGTGCTAAGTCATTTATATGTCTAAATATAGCAAGGAATGTTGCAGATATGGGTATTCCGGTTTTATATTTGGACACAGAATTAACCCAAGCTATTCAGATGAATAGATTAATAGGTTTAGTTTCTGGCGTAGAAACTAATCGTATAGAAACTGGTAAATTTTCTATTATAGAAGAAGAAAATCAGGCAGTATTATCTTGCAAAGAACAACTTAAAAATATGTTGATCACGCACTGTAATATTGCTGGTCAATCAATGGAAGCGATATTATCTTATGCTAGACGATGGATTGTGAAAGAGGTTGGTCTTAATGATAATGGGCAGGCTAATCCTTGTTTGGTTATATACGATTATATCAAGTTGATGGATGACGATGGATTAAAGAGAAATGTTGCTGAAACCCAATTATTGGGATTTATGATGACTTGCCTTCACAATTTTGCTCTTAAGTGGGATATTCCAGCCCTAGTGACTGCGCAATTGAATAGGGATGGCGTAGAAAAAGAGGGTGGTGAAGTAGCGGCTGGTTCCGATAGAATCTTGTGGCTTTGTTCTAGTTTCACTATATTGAAAAACAAATTACAAGAAGAATTAGTTGACGATCCTCATTTAAATGGAAGCA